AATAGATCATAGAAAATACGGTGATATAGATTACTCAAAATACAAACGAGTATTCATGTTTGGTTGTAGTTTCACCAAGTATGAATGGCCTAGTTGGGCTAATATTATAGGTTTTGAAATGCCGAATGCTGTGAAATATAATTTCGGCCAAAGCGGAGGAGGTAATCTTTTTATCAGCGAACGAATCATTGCCGCGAATCAACAGTATAAATTTGATCAAGACGACTTGATACTTGTCATGTGGTCTACGCATTGTAGAGAAGACAGGTATATAGAAAATCGTTGGGAGACTCCCGGAAATATATTTACACAAGGCTTCTATCCAGAAGAGTTTGTAAAGAAATATTCATGTGTCAGGGGTTATATGGTACGAGATTTAGCATTGATGACTATGATAAAGCATACATTGACATTGTTACCTTGTCCTGCAGTAGTATTAAAATCAGTAAGTCCAGATTATGATAAACATTTGTATATAGGTTCTGAAGATTTGACTCCTGTCATAGAACTATACAAAGACACGATATATGACATGCCTATGCCATTGTATGAAAGTGTCAAGACATACACCGGTGGATGGACAATGGGCACATATTATTATTGGCCTAAACTGCAAGGACCTAATCCTAAACAGAAATGGGGAGATTATCATCCCGATCCTGATATGTATCTCAATTACTTGAAACAGATAGGATTTAATTTCTCCCCCGAAGTCGTTAGCAAAGTAAATGAATATACTAAAGAACTACACGACATAGAAACAAGAGATGATCTTGAAACATGGGCACAAGAAGTTTGGAACGAAATTCCCAATTATCAACATTCAAAACATTTAATTTAACAATCAGTAACAAAAATAAATATCAAACAAGAATTTAATGAGGACAAGATGACAAAAACAGTAGCAATGATAGGCGTAGGAAAACTCGGACAAGACTGTGCCGAGGTCATGGCAAATCACTATAACGTTATAGGGTACGATGTAGAACCCCGAACTCCTGCAAACTTCAAGATGGCAAATACTATCGAAGAAGCAGTAAAAGATAGAGATTTCATTTTTATCGCGGCACCGACTCCGCATAATCCAATATATGGCGGTGAGACACCTACTAGTCACCTACCAAAAGTAGATTTCGATTATACTATCGTTACTAATATCCTCAAGGAAGTAAACAAGTTTGTTAATAAAAATCAACTAGTAGTATTGATCAGTACAGTTCTTCCCGGTACAGTCAGGGGTCAACTTGAGCCATGCATCACGAATGCGAGATTTATCTATAACCCATATCTTATCGCTATGGGCACTATCAAGTGGGACATGACTAATCCTGAGATGGTCATCATCGGTACTGATGATGGTAGTATTACAGGCGATGCACAGGAGTTGATCGACTTCTATAAGCCTATGATGGAAAATGAGCCACGCTACGAAGTTGGCACATGGGATGAGGCGGAGGCGATCAAGATTTTCTACAATACATTCATCTCAACTAAGTTAGCACTAGTCAACATGATACAAGATGTTGCCGAGCGCAACGGCAATATGAACGTAGACGTTGTTACAGACGCACTATCAAACAGCACACACCGAATCATGAGCAAGCGTTACATGACCGCCGGTCTAGGTGACGCAGGCGCATGTCATCCTAGAGATAACATCGCATTGCGTTACATGTCAGATAGATTAGGTCTAGGATATGACTTATTTGATGCTATCATGCTTGCTAGAGAAGTACAAGCAGAGAACATGGCTAAGAAATGTTTGGAGTATGGTAAAAAGGTCACTATCATAGGTAAGGCATACAAACCTGAAGTACCTTATACTAATGGTAGCGCAAGCATGTTAGTGGGTTATTATGTCGAGAAACACGGCGGCGAAGTAAAGTACTATGACGTTCACACCGGAGACAATGAATTAAATACCGATTGGACAGATGTATATCTAATAGGTTACTGGGAGAACTATGTCAAAAATACAATGGGTAGAATACCATCAGATAGTGTAGTCATTGATCCATGGCGAAAATTAAATACCAAAGACTTCGGCGTGAACTGTGGAGCAGAAGTGGTACATTACGGTAACACTAGAAAAAAAAAATTTTAACGAACTAGACCCACCTACATTCTCTCCCTCAGAAGAGTGGATGAGCGGTCCGTTGAGTTGTTTTTACGGCTCATATCCTGAACTAGAAAAATATAAAGATAATATACATCTAGTTTACGCCTCAACACATAGAGATCATTGCCTTCGCAAACGTGACACTTCAGATGTGTTAAATGAAATACGCAACGCTAGAAAAAACGGTAAAAAGAAAATAGTTTTCTTTAATGGCTCTGAGACCTTCGTAAAAGAGATTATTTTCAAGTGCCAGCGCATTGCAGAACTGTTAGAAGAAATACCGAAGGAAGATTTATTCTTTAGTGTAGGTTCTATAGCAGGACAAGAATTTTATGATGATCTCTGTTTAAAATATAAATGGAATAATAGATTAAACGTATTGTCATCACACCATTTTGAATATTTCATATCACAGTTTTCTAAAAAACAAGCAGAATACACTTCTATAGAATATAATATCAAACCTAAAGAAAAATTATTTGTATGCTTTAACAAAGTGCATAGAAAACACAGGCTACGATTATTAGCAGAAGCGATAAGAAATGATTGGCTAGATAAGACTTATTATAGTTTCGAAGGTGCGACGCCGAATTGGTACAATGAAAAAAGGCCATTGCCGATAACAAAAGAAGATTTCGAAGCCATATCAGGAATAAGAGACAGACTTCCATTACGATTGAACATCACAGAAGATAGATTAAACCCTGTCGATCTTAGAGATGATGATATAATATATCATGACAATAGTTATTTCAGCATAGTCACCGAAACTATCATGGGTCCATATGATCCAAAAGACGGATTGTTAGATTACATGAACACGTTGTTCTTAAGCGAGAAGATATATAAGCCTTTTGCCTTCAAACATCCTTTCATAGCATTTGCATGGCCGGGTACTATAGCGGCGTTGAATGAGAGGGGATATAAAACTTTTCACCCATTTATAGATGAGAGTTACGATAGTGAACCAGACTTTGAAAAACGCTTTAAAATGTGTGTAGAAGAGATAAAAAGACTTGAAAAATTCACGACTGAAGAATGGTTAGAATGGCAAAAAAATATAAAACCTATCGTGGAACATAACTATAAATATCTACAGAATCTAACAGAACACAGAGACGGACCACCGGTCGATCACTTGTTCAGATAATTAAATTAGGACATATATTAATGTACTCAGAATTCATGAAATTGGCTAAAGAAGAGTGGAAACCGAATGACAAACCCACTCCTGATATAGCAGACGCTAAACATTTAAATATGATGCAGGCTATAGCACCTTATGTCAAATCAGCAGTGCAAAAAAATGTGACCAACGTTGACATCAGTTATGCTACACGCAAAACTAAACTATTAATGATATTGATGCCTGAGTGGGCGCCTGAATTTCCACCGTTTAACTTAGCAAGGTTGGTAGCAGTTGCCAAAGGCGCAGGATATGAGACACATGCATTAGATTTAAACATCAAAGCATATCAATATCTTAGAAACAAAGTTCCGGGTGCAATCAAGCCTATATTAGATTTTGATCCGTGGGACGGTGCTAGAGAATGGAAATGGTTAGCGGGTAACTATTTCACAGACATTCATCCGCACTTAGAATCATTGTTCTTAGAACACGTAGAACGAATTTGCCAAGACCCACCGGACGTTATAGGATTCTCTATCTATTACTGTAATGAAGCACCTGCTAACTGGCTCATAAAAGAATTTAGAAAAAGACTACCTAACGTCAAGATCATTATAGGTGGTAGTAATACTCACAATCAAGTTGAGCCTATGAAAGATTTCAGTGATAAAAACGGAAAACTTTATGACTATATAGGTAACGGCGAAGGCGAGATGATCATGCTTGAAATTCTTGAAGAGATAGAGAACGGCGTTGTGCATGAAACTACGCAAGTAAGACGCCAGCCTGAAGAACAACGTATCAACATCAGCAATTTACCATTGCCTGATTACAGCGATTTCGACTTCAATGAATATCGTTTCCCTAATGGTGTGTGTAGCGAATTAAGCCGCGGATGTACTGCTAAATGTACATTCTGTGAAGAGACACACTTTTGGCGTTATCGTCAACGTATGAGTACTGACGCGGTAAGTGAAGTAGAACACTTATATTATACTTACGGTACTGATGTATTCTGGTTCATTGACAGTCTTGTTAATGGTAACATCAATGAACTACGTGCATTCTGTAAAGGTGTAGCCGCTAAAGACTTAAAGATCCACTGGACAGGGTATGCACGTTGTGACGGACGCATGGATCTTGAATTTTTCCAAGACTTAGCAAAATCAGGATGCATGATGTTGAACTATGGTATCGAATCAGGTTCACAGAAAGTATTAGATGACATGGCTAAAGGTGTCACTATCAAAGAGATGGAACAAAATCTCAGAGACGGTAGAGAGACAGGGGTCATGGCATTCAGTAACTGGATGGTAGGATTCCCCACAGAAGATCACCAAGACTTTGCTGATACTATGACATTCTTATGGCGTAATAGAAATACATCATTAGTAAACATAGCCGCAGGATTTGGATTTGGTTTAGGGCCTACTAGTGTTGCAGGACAGAATCCAGAAAAATTCAATCTACACGATCATCAATACATGTATCAATGGATAACAAAAGACTTTAGATTATCTAAGATGCACGTTGTCATGCGTATGAAAATGTTTGCGGCATTCTTGCAGAATGTATTGTTCGAAGATAATGTCATCATTCCTAATAGACCCAACTTACCTAAGTTTCATTATAAGATTGAATACAATGATCCAACAACTGTAAAAGAAGTAGAGTACGAAAGATTTGATTACAACATAGCAAAGCCTGATATCAGTAACTTTGCAGATGGATTGTTTAATGAGATGTTTCCGTTCTGGCGAATACTCTGGAGAACTCGCGGCGGGTTCAAGGGTGTTATGATTTTTGATGAAGATTTAGATATGAAAGAGTGGGGAGGCAGAAATGCTGGACCCATGTGGGCAGAACACACCTTTGAGATAACAGACGAGGGTAAGTGGAAAGCAAAATCTTGGGTCAAGTTCAAGCAACCACCTACAGTAATTCCTACTGATCCAATGGTCGCTAGAGAGCCTTTCTTTGCACAAGATTACAGTAGTTACAAGATCAATACTGCTAAACGTGCTAGAGTTTTTGCTAAACCCAAGTGGGGAGAAGAAGGAAGAAGCCATGATGAATTCATGTGGTTATTGCAAGAAGAAATGATCATGAATCAATGTGTTGACTTCACCTTTGATCATGTTTGGGAAGGTGAGGGTGATTGGTCTGACTTTGAAAAGTACATCATAGATGTGCCAGGTGGAGATACTTGGAAAGTCGCTAAGCCTGTACCTAAACTGCCTGCCGAACAAGAAATCAAATTCGATTTAAAGAAAACTGGCTAAATAACTTATTCTAAGGAACATATTATGAAATGGTTGATTAATTTATATAAAAAGATAAAGCGTGAGATTCAATACCGCAAAAGATTGAAAGAATTACGCAAGAGAGATCCGTTCATCTATAAGTGATTTATGAAATATATAGGACTAAGTTGCGGATTTCATGACGCAGGATTAACCGTTGTCGATGATAAGGGTGAGATTCTTTTCGCAGGACACAGCGAACGCTATAGCAAAAAGAAGCATGATGCCAACCTATGTGAAGACATAATTGCAGAAGCAGTAAAAAATGCAGCCGGTGACAAGTTTGAGTTGCACTACTATGAAAAACCATGGTTAAAGGCTATACGTCAATTCAGAGCAGGACAACCATTAGGACCTTTTAGCGTAAAACAAATAGTAGGTCCTGAACTTTATGAGAGGTTCGGTGATCATCCGATAATAACGCATGTACATCACAAAACACATGCAGCCGCTGGCTTCCAGACAAGTCCATACGATGAAGCGACTATAGTAGTCATCGATGCTATCGGAGAATTAGATTGCATATCTATATGGCATGCACACTATGATAAGAATGGTTATGCGAAATACAAGAAACTATGGAGTCAGAAATATCCTAACAGCATAGGTATGTTCTATAGTGCTATGACCCAGCGTGTAGGCTTACGTCCAATGGATGAAGAATACATACTCATGGGCATGGCAGCATATGGTAAGCCCATACATGCGAATCGCATGGCTAGTAATTTCTTAGACGACATTTTCGACGTAGAGTTCAAACAGAATCTACATATAGGATTAGAAGAAAAGAACTTCTTAGATAAAGCAGACGATATGGATATTGCGGCCAGCGCACAGTTATTATGCGAAACACTTATAGAAAAAGTCATGCATAAAGCCTTTCGTTTAGGTAAGAGTAAAAATCTTGTTTATGGTGGGGGTGTAGCATTGAACTGTCTAGCAAATAGATTGTTAGGCAAATATTTTAATAACATATGGATCATGCCTAACCCGGGCGATGCAGGTAACAGCCTGGGTGCAGCCGCATTGGGTTATGGTAAAAAAGTGATATGGCGTGATGCATTCTTAGGTACTGATATCAAGGGACCTTATCCCGTAGATAAAGTCATCAAAGAACTAAAAGAAAATAAGATGGTGGGAGTTGCCAGCGGTAGAGCAGAATTCGGGCCTCGCGCATTAGGCAACCGTAGTTTATTGGCTGACCCAAGAGGACCCGAGATAAAGGACAAAGTTAATGAGATCAAACGAAGACAGAAATTCAGACCATTTGCGCCAGTTATTTTGGAAGAACATGTTGATAACTATTTTGATATGCCTAGTGGCTTCAGTAACAGTAGGTATATGCAAGTCATCAGTCGTTGCAGGCATCCTGACTTATTTCCTGCTATCGTTCATGCTGACAGCACTAGTCGTGTTCAGACAGTTGCAAAAGACGGATCTGGGATACGACAACTATTAGAACGTTGGTATGATGAAACCGGTTGCCCTATGTTATTGAATACATCATTAAACATACGCGGTGAGCCTATGGTAAATGATCGTGCAGACGCAGACAGGTTTGAAAAACTTTACGACCTCAAAGTAATCTCATAAGTAGCATTATGCTGAGAGACGTATTTTATTTTGGTAATAAACCAAACGCACATCCAAGAGAAAAATTTGCTAAGAACCTAGAGGACGCACGTAATCAATGTACGACTGACCATTTTTGGATCATCAACGAACATTGTGATTATAGCGGTTTTGAATGGGACTTTGATTTTGATTTCTTACCTGACGAAGAAGTATGGGCTGAAAATCATATCAATGTCTGGCCTAGCACTTATCAAAAAGATAGCGGCACGTGGTTAGTCGCTAACAATGACAGCGAGTTAATCATTTATCGTAATGATGTAACGTCATTGAAACGTAAAAACATCAAGACAGATAACTGGGTTCTACTTGACACGATTGATGAAACAAAATTCGATTTCGGATGGCATCCAGATCCTACAGCACCCCCTTATATCTATCGATGGGGAAATAAATTCTATCCTGTAGAATTGATGGGTTCGATTGAATATGTAGTTCCCGGCGCCACACAAATAAAATACATGAAGTCAGTAGCAGAACTATTGCCTGATTGGGAACACTGGGAAATCCCTGATTACATAGACAAGAATAGTTTTGATTTTACTTGGAGACCAGATCCACGCGAACCCGCATTGATATATGATTTCGGCACTCAGTGGCATAAGACGGGTGGTCCTAGATATGTTTGCCCCGATGCATCAGAAGTAAAATGTATTGAAGGTATGAAGGCTAGAGCATTGCCTAGACCACACGATCCCTACTGGCAAAAAGTAGAAGGTGTCGAATTAGAACATTTCGATTATACATGGTATCCTGATCATAATGATCAACCATTCATATATGTGTTCGGTAATCAGCATTATGGCTGTGAGATCATGCCTACTATGGAGTACATAGTTCCGGGTGCAACTGAAAAGAAGTATATAAAAGATTGTTGGGGAACATTAGCACAGCGTTTAGATAACTGGGTCATCCCTGACAATATAGATACGACTGGATTCGATTATAGTTGGAGACCTAATCCATACGATCCTCCTTACATCTATCAATTCGGCACTCAATGGCAAAAGACCGGCGGTCCTCGGTATGTATCAGAAGGTGCTATCGAAATAAAGTACATGTCTAACAAGATAGTAAAAATATTACCAGACATGACCAATTGGATAGTACCAGATAATATCGATGTAGATAGTTTTGATTTTAGTTGGCATCCTGATAGTACAGAAGAAGGCTACATATACCAGTTCGGTACGCAATGGGGTAAAGAGGGCGGCCCTATATACGCGACACCCGATGCTACTATCAAGAAATATGTAACAGATTTAAAAGCGAAAGCATTGATAGATTATACTAAGTGGTCTATCCCTGAAGATATCGACTTAGATAGTTTTGATTTCAGTTGGCAACCGGACGTAGAAGATAAGTCCTACGTTTATCAGTTTGGTACACAACATCAAAAGACAGGTGGTCCTAGATATATAGGCAATACAAATCAAAATTCAACAGTGAAGTACGTTGATGTCATGAAGGCTACTAAATTACCAAACAAATTTAAATTTGAAATAACAGAAGGTCTTGAGATAGAAGATTTTGATTATAGTTGGCATCCTGATGATACCGATCCCCCCTTCATCTATGCGTTTGGTAATCAGCACTATGAAGCAGAGATATTACCTACGGTTCTTTATGTAGTTGAGGGAGCATCGTACACCAAATATTTAAATAATATTCGTGCTACATTATCGCAAAATAAATCGAACTGGATAATACCTAGCAACATTGACGATAGTGGATTCGATTATAGTTGGGTACCGAACCCTAAAGATCCAGCCTACATTTATGTTTCAGGTACACAGCATCAAAAGAATGGCGGTCCTCGTTATGTAGTAGAGGCAGCCACAGATGTGAAATACTTAAATGCTAAGGTAAGAGCATTACCTGATAAGTCTACGTTTGTAATGTTGATCGATGCCAATGTAGAAAATTTTGATTATAGTTGGCATCCAGATGCGGATGACCCTCCATACATATACCAGTTCGGTAATCAGCATCATGATGCAGAGATAATGCCTACTATTCAGTATAAAGTACAGGATGCAACGGCTATCAAATATGTTAACGATAACAAAGCAGTCTTGGGTCATAATAAATCTAAGTGGATAGTACCTGATAATATAGATGATACTGGATTCGATTATAGTTGGGTACCGAACCCCAACGATCCTGCTTATATCTATGTTGCCGGCACTCAATGGCAAAAGACCGGCGGTCCTAAATTTATTGTAGAAAGTGCAGTAGATTACAAGTATATAGATTACAAAGTTAAGAAACTACAGGACAAATCAAAATTTCAAGTGTTGGGTGATTTCTTTATTGAAGACTTTGATTATAGTTGGCACCCTGACGAGACAGAACCAGCATATATCTATGTGTTCGGTAATCAGCATTACTCTGCTGAGAAGATGCCTACTATTCAATATGAAGTAGAAGGCGCGACTGAAATAAAATATGTTATAGATCCTATAGTAAAATTAGCACAGGATAAACGCAACTGGTCTGTGCCTAAAAATGTTGATGCATCTGAATTCGACTTCAGTTGGAGACCAGACCCCAACGATCCTCCTTACATCTATAGATTCGGTACTCAGTGGCAAAAGACACATGGCCCTGTTTATACTGTAGAAAATGCTACAGAAGTTAAATATATGTCAGGATCAAAAGCGAGGATGTTACCTAATCCCGCAGATCCTAAATGGCAAATTCCTGAGGATGTTGATGTAAGTGAATTTGATTTCAGTTGGCATCCAGATGCTACTGATTCTCCCTACATCTATCAATTCGGCACTCAGTGGCAAAAGACTAGAGGTCCTCGTTATGTGATTCCAGGAGCCCTAGCAACTAAGTATGAGCGTGGCACAGTAGCAAAGATTCTGCCTAAGGGAGACAACTGGGAGATACCAGACGGCATAGACTTAGATAGTTTTGATTTTAGTTGGCATCCAGATGACACAGTAGAAAAACCTTATATCTATCAGTTTGGTACACAGCATCAAAAGACAGGTGGTCCTAAATACGTAAGTCCAGGTGCAACATCTGATAGTGAAGTCGTGTATGTTGATAGAAGTATATTAAAAGTAATCAGGCTACCTAATAAAAAGAACTGGACTATACCTGCAAACGTAGATGCTACTTCTATAGATTATAGTTGGCACCCTGACGATACAGAACCATCATATATCTATGAATTTTCTACAGTATGGAATGATAGGGGAGGTCCTATATATACTGTACCAGGTGCAGTACGCACCAAGTATAATACAAAGATTAAAGCGAAAACATTACCTGACAAATCTAAGTGGGATTCATTGATTCCAGTAGATGAAAGTAAATTCGATTACAGTTGGGTACCGCATCCAAACGATCCTCCATACATTTATGTGTTTGGTAATCAGTGGAACAAGGCTGAGATCGAACCTACTATGGAGTACATGGTCAAAGGTGCTACACAGATCAAGTATGTACAAGACGTAGTAGTTCCAGCAGCCGCAGACAAAAGACCTTGGACTATATTACAGTATATAGACGAAGATAGTTTTGACTTTAGTTGGAGGCCCAATCCTAAAGATCCGGCATATATCTATGTGTTTGGTAATCAACATTACCCGGCAGAAAAAATGCCTACACTTGAGTATCGCATAGAAGGTGCTACAGAATACAAGTACATCAACGATATCAAGGCTAAGTTAAAGCCAAACATGGATAGATGGGAAGAATTGATTCCTGTAGATAAGAACAAGTTTGACTTCAGTTGGATACCTGATCCGGGCGATCCAGCATATATCTATGTGTTCGGTAATCAGTGGCATAAAGCAGAAGTAGAACCTACATTACGTTATGTCGTGCCCGGTGCTACAGAGATCAAGTATGTGAACAATGTTATAGCACATACTGTAGCACAGATGGATAAGTGGGTAGTACCTGATAATATCGATACAGATAGTTTTGATTTCACTTGGAGACCAGACCCGCATAGTCCTCCATATGTGTATGAGTTTGCTACTCAGTGGAACAATCGTGGCGGTCCTAAGTACATCACACCTGGCGCTTTCGATAACAAGTATATCGAAAACATCAAAGCGAAGACTAAGGTCAGTAAGAAGAATTGGTACATAGCAGAGAACATCGATGTAAGTGATTTCGATTTTAGTTGGGTACCACACCCTGAAGCACCTCCTTATATCTATCAGTTCGGTACTCTTGTTAACGATGACGACGGCCCTGCATATATCACTCCTGATAATAACGGAGAGATAGTAAGATTACAGCGTGTGTATAAGACTGACGATCAAGTTGCAGTCGATGACGGCAATGGACAATGGAACATCACAGCACAAGTCTACACATTGAAGACTACACTAGCCGATCTAGTGAATCAGCATCCTGATGAAGTATTCTGGGCTATACGTGATAACATCGATTATAGCAAATTCGACTTCAACTGGAGACCTAATATCGAACAGGCACGTTATGTGCATGTGTTCGGTAGTCCAGACTCAGAGATCACGCAGACATATTTCGTCATAGGTCCTTCATATACTAAGGGTAATACCGACTTCAACTTTGTCGAAGGTAGCAAAAAAGCAGACGAAGAATATCTAGCGACATTGTTCAAGCCAAGTGACATGTTCTTTGCAGACAGAGGCAACATAGAATCTAATGAACGATTCGAAAAACTAAAAGAACGTTATCCTAAGATACAAAAGACACGCTTCTTGAATACATGGGTCGATACGATCAGCCGTTGTATCAATAGATCAAACACTGATCTATGCTGGGTATTAAACAGTGAATTAGATTATTCAGAATTCAATTTCAACTATTATCCTAACGAGTGGCAGTTAGACATGGTTCATATCTTTGGTACACAGTGGAGTCATTGGGGCACAACGTTTATGATCAATAAACTACAGTTCCCTGAAGACACAAAGTATGTCAAGATCATTGAACACTTGAGCAACTTGAATTTCGTAAAGGATCGCAGAGCGAAAGCCACTGGCAACCTGTATGATATATTCTTAGTCGATCATGGTAATAAGAATATCGAAGAAGTCAAAGCACATTTGACTGCTAGGGCTTCAGGCAAGTCAGTCAACGTAGTCAAATATGATAAAGATTATCTGACTACGATAAAGAACATTGTATCCAATATTGTTCCTAAGAAAGAACATTATATTTGGATATGCTCAAGCATATGTGATTATGCAAACTTTGATTTCAGTTATATCGTTGATCCGTTCAGCAAAGATAACTTGCATGTGTTCCCGAGCAACAATCAGAAGTTCGGTGACTCATTCTTCATCGATGTGAACATGACTAAAGATATCATCGATAACTTAGAGAAGTTACAATCATATCCTAAAGTCAATTACAATTCAGCATTGAAAACTACAAGATTCCCGGCTCCTTCGTTCCGTGTAGAATCAGATACGCATGTAGGAAACTTAGATGTAGAATTCAACTATCCATATGCTATCTTCCAGACTGAGGAAATCACAGTAACAGATCAAGAACATATCAGCCTATGGGACGATGAAAGCAAGAACATCTTAGTAACTACGACTGGTGGTAGCCGTATAGTAGTACCTAAAGAAGCAAAGGAAATCGTCAAGAATGAATTGTACGATTATCCATACATCAAGACTGCTAGCAAGTTAAGTAAATCTAAACCACTTGACATCGTATTTCTCAGCAACGGCGAATTGTGCGCAGACGAAAATTATGAACACTTATTAGCAGTCACTAAAGGTCTAGGCAATCGTGTCGTTCGTGTAGACGGCGTAGATGGTCGTGTTCAAGGCTATCATGCGGCATTAGAAGCAAGCGAGACACCTTGGGCGTTCACTGTGTTCGCTAAACTCAAAGTCAATAACAAGTTTGACTGGAACTGGCAACCAGATAGATTGCAGATACCCAAGCATTATATCTTTAATGCGACTAACCCATTGAATAAACTTGTATATGGTCACCAAGCGTTGATCGCATATAACAAGAAACTAACACTTGCTAACACAGGTAAGGGTCTTGACTTTACGCTTGACGACCCACATGAGAGTATAGACATGCTCAGTGGTGTCGCTACGTTTAACACTGATCCATACAGCACTTGGCGCACAGCCTTCCGTGAAGTGATCAAACTAAAGAGTGATTATAGTGAGATTGCAGAACAACGATTGAATGCATGGCTCAGTATAGCAGAAGGTAATTATGCCCAAGATTGTATACAAGGTGCACAAGATGCTGTAGAGTATTATGATAGTGTCACAGGCGATATCGAAGAACTCAAGAAGTCATATGAATGGGCTTGGTTGAAAGAGTTCTATAAGAAAAAGTATAAATAATCACAGCCGCCCTACCTTCTGGTGTAAGGTTTGTCGCACAGCGATGGCTTAGTTGTAGGATCAAAGCACAGTGCAGGTGCAGAGATGAACCAGACATATATCCAAAGTGACTTTACAAACGTCTACATATCTGTTAGAATCATAAGATGATCATACCAGATATTCTTAATTATTTCAAACAATACCAAGATAGCCGCGGTATACCACATGTGCCTAATAGTGAATGGCGCAACTTCATACAGCAATATGGTAAAAGAGATATCAAGGATAGTCTCACAGATTATATCGTATCTAACAATCTACCATTTCCTAGCAAGCAGATTGGTCATACAGAAATGATTGAACTGTTCGATAGGTTCATTAAAACTAGTATGTTAGATCAATATAAGTATCCTAATCCTTCTGATGTATTTGAACGTGCAGACTACAAATACAAATATACAGACAAGCCTTTGGGCGTGATTGATAAATCACACACATACAACAGCGTAAGCAATTACTTCCAACAAGAAAATCGCATGAAATGTGGAAGCAATCAATGTAGCAGTCCATGGGATATATGGCATAGCCGCAAGTTACTTGACGACATGAATTGGCACTTTTGGCGCCTAGGCACATTAGGTAAAAGTGACGTTTGCGAGAACACTTTCCGTAGCGCATTTCGTATTGGTACATATACTGCTACACAATTCAAACCTAACGTGGCTAAGGCATTGTATGAAAAGCACAACGCACGTAAAGTACTAGACACTAGTTGTGGTTGGGGAGATAGATTGGCGGGCTTCTATGCTACGAAATCTACAGAATTATATGTAGGTTGTGATCCTAATCCTGAAGTATATAACACATATAAAGATCAATGTGTTCAATATGAAAAAATATTAGGATGTAGTAATCCTATATTGCGTGATAACGGTGATCACTTCATCTGTATCGGCACTAAGCATGTCATCATATACAATCTTCCTAGCGAAGATGTCGATTGGAATCAGTATGCGAATACGTTTGACTTTTATTTTACGAGTCCTCCTTATTTTGAGACTGAGCGTTATGCCAGTAATAATAGTTCAACACAGAGTTGGAGCCGCTACCCGACCTTTGAGAGTTGGAAGCATGACTTCTTTTTCAAAGTAAATCGCATGGTATGGGACACATTGACCGACGATGGATATATGATGATCAATATCATTGAACCAAGAACTAACAAAGGTGTGAGATTGAACCTATGTGATGACATGGTAGATGATATACTGACTTATAATAATGCATACTATCTTGGCAAGATAGGTATGCGTATGCAGGCTCGACCACATGCTATTGTCAATGCTAGTAAAAATAGCATATTTGTAGAGCCTATATGGGTCTTTAGAAAGAACGACCAGCCATACCCGATAAATACTAATAGTTTGATAGAGTTTATATGATAGATATTAAAGAGTTAGTTTATAAAGCGTTATTCGCCCTTTTAGCATCTTATGTGGGTTATAAGTTATTATTAGAGGTGTGGTGTGTTGCTTATGGACTTATATATTAAAGATTTGTAGAGAATGAAATATCACGTTCGATTTAATACTAAACACGGTGATTCCGATCTAGTATGGAGAGTTTTTGAAAATGGTGTTGAGCACCTTGTCAAAAATTTCGAAATCAGAGTTCCCATGTACGGGGAGTCTACTATGGAAAACGGTGTAGTAAAATGGAATGTGGCGTGTGAAGGTATTATGCGTATCGAAGATGGTATTGCATATATAGAGTGAAGATATTGCTGTATGAAGTGAGCCGAAAGGCATTCTGGACGCGGGTTCGATTCCCGCCCGGTCCACCATAAAGGGATTATATGAATGACGACATAGTAAAATGGTTATTTGGTCTAGGTGTGATTTTATTAGTTTTTGCAATAGTACTTTTATGATGGGCCGGACATGGTTTCGACAGGGTGAAGAGTAAGTAAGTGGACAGCTCGGCAAAGCAGAAGCCGTTAGGGTTGGGGGAACTCGGCCGTAGAAGCAAACAAAGTAAACGCAAACGATAGCGTATATGCTCTAGCCGCTTGAGGCTAAGCCGGGGTTGACAACCTTGTAACCAATAGTCG